TTACGACAACCTGGGCGAGGTGTCCCATGAATACGTCGAGGATGCGTCAGCCGTTGCCAAATACGGCATCATCAACAAGGACATCAAGGCAGTCGGCTGCTACTCGCAAGGGCAGGCGCACCGTGCGGGCAAGTGGGCGCTGCTGTCTGAGCAGAACCTGACCGAGACCGTCACATTCTCAGTGTCAATCGACTCGGGCATTGTGCTGCGGCCTGGCATGGTGATCGATGTGGCTGATCCGATGAAGGCTGGATCCCGGCGCGGTGGCCGTATCAAGACGGCAACAACCACGACCGTCACGCTGGACAATGCCACCGGCATCACGCTGGGCACTTCACCCACGATCAGCGTCCTGCTGCCCACCGGCCTGGTCGAGACCCGCACTGTCAGCACCCTTGCCAGCGGTGTGGTCACGGTCACAAGTGCCTTCACCGAAGCGCCCAACGCCCAGAGCATCTGGGTCATGGAGAACACCAGCGTGCAGACGCAGCAGTTCCGCGTTGTCAGTGTGGCCGAGGCTGAGGACGGCATCTACGGCGTGACGGCGCTGGCCTACAACAGCAGCATCTATGCCGCGATCGAATCAGACCTGAAGCTACAGACACGGAACATCTCGAACCTATCTGCTCAGCCTGATTCACCTACCAACGTCGTCGGCACTGAGCACCTTTACACCGACGGCCAAAACGTCCGCACTGCATTTGAGCTGAGCTGGGTTCCACCTTCTCGATATGTACAGAGTTATCGGGTGATCTACCGCCTGAACAACGACAACTGGCAGCAGATCGAAACCAATAACCCCAGCACCCGAATCAACGGCCTTGACGCAGGCAGGTTGGAGGTCCGGGTGCAGTCGATCAACAGCATCGGCACACCCAGCACCCCTGCAACGGCAACGTTTGACCTAGCAGGTAAGACCGCGCCGCCGGGCAATGTGCAAAACCTGACCATTGAGCCGATCAGCGCCAACAGCGCCCGCCTGCGTTGGGACGCCACGGTTGATCTGGACGTGCGCGTTGCCGGTCGTGTTCATGTCCGCCACACCAGCCTGACCGATGGCACTGGCACCTGGGGGAACAGCGTTGACCTGATCCCTGCCGTAGCCGGATACAGCACCGAAGCGATCGTGCCTCTTGTCGAGGGCGAGATCCTGGTCAAGTTTGAGGACGACGGCGGCCGGCAAAGCCCAGCCGAGGCAAGTGTTGTTGTTGACTTCCCTGACGCCGTTGGACAACTGCTGCTGCAGACCCGCCGCGAAGACCAAGACACGCCGCCATTTCAAGGCGCAAAGACAGATGTCGTTTACATCGAAGACCTAAACGCATTGGTGCTTGATGCCGATGGTTTATTTGATGACATCCCCGATCTTGATGCAGTCGTCACGCTGGACTTTTACGGAACCATCGAGTCGGAGGGAGCGTACGAGTTCGCCAATACGCTTGATCTTGGCGCTGTTTATTCACTGGATCTCAAGCGCTATGCCGTGACACAGGGATTCTTCCCGAGTGACCTGATCGACAGTCGCACCGGACTGGTGGATGACTGGTCCGATTGGGATGGCGCCATTGTTGACAAGGTGAACCTCAAGACCTACCTACGCCGAACATCCGACAACCCAATCGGGACGCCAACGTGGGCTGACTGGCAGGAGTTTGCAAATGGCACGTTCCTTGGCCGTGGGTTTCAGTTTAAGGCGCTGCTCACCAGCACCGATCCAGCGCAAAGCATCTCAGTCACAGAACTGGGCTATGACGCCACCTTCCAGCGCAGGACTGAGCAGTCCGTTGGAGCCGTCACCAGTGGCGCCGGCACCTACTCGGTCGCGTTCGACAAAGCGTTCTTTACCGGCACCGCTTCCTTGGGTGGCGCCAATGCCTACCTACCCAGCGTCGGCATCGTCGCGCAGAACCTGGCCACAGGCGACTACTTCAACGTGACCAACGTCAGCAGCAGCGGCTTTGACGTGACCTTCAGAAACAGCGCTGGCACTGCCGTCAGCCGCAACTTCCTCTGGACTGCGGTCGGATTTGGGAAGGGCAGCTAAAGTAGGAGCAAAGTGGCCTAGGCATGGCAACACACGACTACGTCATCGCTAACGGCACAGGTGCAGCCGTACGGTCTGACCTGAACAATGCACTGGCCGCGATCGTCAGCCAGAACAGCAGCGCTACGGCGCCGACCACCACCTACGCCTACATGCCATGGGCGGACACCGCAACAGGTCTTTACAAAATCCGTAACGCAGCCAATAACAACTGGATCACACTATTTAAGCTCGACGGTACTTTTACTGACATTACGCTTAGCGCTCAAGGCGACCTGCGCTTTTCCGATAGCGACAGCAGCAACTGGGTTGCATTTCAGGCGCCGGCGACTGTTGCAAGCAACGTCACATGGACACTGCCTGCTGCCGATGGAACATCAGGCCAGTTTCTCAGTACAAACGGTAGTGGCACTCTTAGTTGGTCTGGCACGACAACTACATTCGCCAGCACTTCAGAAGTGGGTGGTACGCACACCACGGGATCCGTCACCAGCGGCACCACAAGCCTGACAGTTGCATCCGCCACAGGCATTGTTGCTGGCATGTATGTAGTGGGTGAGGGTATTGCCCCTGGCACTACAGTCAGCAGCATTGCAAGCACGACTGTCACACTAAGCGCCAATGCAAATACGACACTCAGCAGTGACCCGGTTGCGTTTTACATTGCAGATAAGTCTTTAAGCCCTGGACTGGTTGCCGGGCAGCTTTGCCGCGCTTGGGTCAACTTCAACGGCACTAGCACTGTCGCAATCCGCGCTAGTTACAACGTCAGTAGCATCACGGACAATGGAACTGGGGATTACACGGTGAACTTTACGACGGCATTTGCGGATGCGAATTATTCCGTGGTTGGCACGGCAACAGCAACATCTACTTCAACCTCTGCAGGTAATTCTGGCAAAGAAATGTTCTTTAGCCTTTACGCCACGTCTCCTCTCTCAGCATCGTCAACGCGCTTTAGAACGAATCAAAATGGAGGAGACGGTCAGTTCGGCAGCGCCCCGACAGACTCTGCAACCATTTGCGTCGCCATCTTCCGGTAACCCATGACCACCATGAACCGCATCATCTACCCCACCCCCGAAGGCGGCGTCGCCGTCATCATCCCCGCCGAGTCTGTCGAACTGGCGCTCAAAGATGTGCCCGAGGGCGTGCCTTATGAGATCGTCAGCGCCGACGACATCCCAGCCGACCGTTACTTCCGCAATGCGTGGGTGATTGGCGACTGCTGCATTGAGCACGACCTGGAGCGCTGCAAGGAGATCGGCCATCAGCACCGCCGCCAGCAACGCGTTGAAGAGTTTGCCCCGTATGACGAAGTGATCGCCAAGCAGATCCCTGGCGTCGATGCAGCAGCAGCCGAGGAAGCCCGTCAGCAGATCCGCGATAAGTACGCCCTGATCCAGGACGTGATCGAAGGCGCGTCAACTCCTGACGAAATCAAGACCGCCCTAGAGGCAAACTCATGAGCCCACTTAGACTCAACGGCAGCACCAGCGGATCGCCAACCGACGCCTTTGACGCGGGGTCGATCAACATTCTTTACGAGGGCTGATGGCCGTCCGCGCTAACCTGAGTGCATGATCGAGGTCATCGCTGCTGTTGCTGGGGCATCCATCAGCGTGGCTGCGATGGGCGCGATGGGCTTCAGCCGCCGCAGCGACGAAGCCCGCGAAGCCGTAATCCGCCTCACCGCAGCAGTGGAGCACATCGCCACCCAGCTCGAAGTCCTCCACACCGACATCAAGTCCGACCGCCGGGAAACCTTCTCGCGGCTGAATGGCGTCGAGCAGCGGGTGGCTACGCTAGAGGCACGCCCACACCATTAGTTATGGACGCGCAAACTGTCGCCGTCATCGCCATCGTTCTTGCTGCTGGAAGCGAGATCATCGCGCTGACACCGCTCAAATCCAATAGCTGGGTGCAACTGCTGCTGCAGGCACTCAAGCTGATGTTTCCTAAGCGCCGCTGATCTGTGAGTAAATCACCAATCAAGCCCAGCGACCTGTTCCGCTACTGGAAAGGACTGCCGCATCAGCAGGCGGCAATCTCTGAACTAGAAGCCGAGCTATTAAAGGTTGCGCCTGAGCTGTTTGACAGGAGCCAGCCTTGGTTCCAGACCTGGAGCCAAGATGGCAAGCTGCATAGCTATGAGGCAGCAGCAAAGCTGATCAAGGAGTTTGAAGGGTGCCACTTGTCGGCTTACCCAGATCCTCTCAGTGGCGGCGATCCCTGGACCATCGGCTACGGCATCACTAGGTACAGCGACGGCCGCAAGGTGCAGCGCGGTGACAAAATCACCATCAT